GGGTTTACACCGGCGTCTTCCAGATCAGCATCGTGTCACCGGCCGGCAACGGCACCGGCGATGCGGAAGGGCTCGTCGATGAACTCGACGGTCTCTTCCCGGCCTTCCTGCGACTGCAGCAGGGCGACCTCGAGGTGATGGTGCTGACGCCTATTGAACCCGGGCCCGCCATCGTCGACGACACCACGCTTACCGTATCGGCTTCGTTTCAGTACCGGGCCGATCGAGCTTAACCCGCCCATTGGGCAAACCCTGAACCCCGCCAAGTGCGGGGTTCGTCATTTTTGCGAAGAGGAAAAATCCCATGGGCTACAAACTCCCGAACGGCGGCTACTACCAGGTCGCGGCTACTTACGACGCTGTCCTGCCGTTCTCGGCGCTGTCGAACGCCACCGAAGCTGTGGCGACCGTCACCGGCGCGTCCCTTGCGGTCGGCGACATCGTCCTGCTCAGTTCCGGTTGGAGCAAGCTGGATAACAAAGTGGTGCGCGTGAAGACTGCCACTGCAACTGCAATCACGCTGGAAGGCGTTGATACCAGCGATGTGATTCTGTTCCCCGCGGGCGGCGGTGTCGGCAGCATGAAGAAGGTCCTGACTTGGGTTCAGGTGCCTCAAGTGTCTGACCTGGCTTTCTCGGGCGGCGATCAGAACTATCTCGACGTGGTTTTCCTCGAGGATGACCAGGGCAAGCAGGTTCCCACCGACAAGTCCGCAGCCAGCATGACGCTGACCATCGCTGATGACCCATCCAAGCCTTTCAACACTGTTCTGCTCAAGGCTGACGCCGGCAAACAAGTGCAAGCGTCACGGCTGGTCCTGCCCGGCACCGACCAACTGCTCTACGGCGCGTTCATCTCGTTCTCCAAGCAGCCAGCAATATCGCGCAACAACCTGCTGACCCGTACCGTCAGCCTCGCCCTGCAATCCGAACCAACCCGATACCTGTCGTAAGGAATCCGCATGGCCAAGTTCAAGATCGCCCAAAACCCCACGTTCAAAGCGGACGTGGACATTCCTCGTGTGGGGGGCACCTTTAACAAGGTGTCGTTCGAGTTCAAATACCGCAACCGCAAGGAACTCGCCGCACTTTTCGCGGGGTGGCAGCAAGCGGCGAAAGAGGATCAAGAGCGGTTCAAGGAAAAGGGCGACGATATCACCCTGGTCGACATAACTGACGCGAACATTGAGCGGCAAATCGAACAGGTGAGCGAACTGGTTGTGGGCTGGGGCTTCGACGACAAGTTCACGCCTGATGCCATTCGCGCTCTGGTCGAAACCTCGGCCGGCGCTGGTGATGCGATTGTCCAGGCGTACCAGAAGGCCTTCGCGGTGGTTCGACTGGGAAACTGAAAGAGGTGTCGCAGGCGCTGTACGAGCCTGTGGCACCGCCCAATCAGCTTGCCCTGTTCGGCATCTCTGCTGCTGACCTGGATGAGACGGTCGAGATCCTTCCCGAAAACTGGCCAGCGTTCGTCGTCATGGAGGCGATGGGCACTCAGTGGCGAGTAGGAATGGCTGGACCTACCGGTCTCGATTACTCCGCCGTCCCCGCAATCATGGCCCTCGTTGGGATCCCCAAAAAAACCAGAAGTCAGGTATTCCACGACATCCGCGTCATGGAGGCCGAGGCATTGCTCGTCATGAGCGAATCGAAATAACGGAGCACTCATGTCGGGCACAATCGCAGCACTTGGGATAGCGGTTGATTCGGGCGATGCTGCCCAGGCCGCGAGCGATCTCGACAAACTCACAGAGGCTGGAGCCAACGCCGAAAAAGCCGCTGAAGGCGTCACCACGGGTTTCAAGAAGACCGCTGATGCTGCTGACAAACTGGCAGAGGCTGAGGCCCGCGCCGCGCAGGCAACCGAGGATGCGAAGGCACGGCTGCTGGAAACCGCGCAGACGTCGCTGAAGAACAGCGAGTATTACCAGCGCCTGACGACCAGCGTGACTAGCACCGCCGGCGCGATGGATGTCAGTCGCGATTCGACGGCAAGTCTCCTCGCGCTGCAGAAGCGCATGCAGGCCGAGTCCGACGCGCTTGTCGGGACCACCCAGGATAACGCCAAGGCTGCGAAGGATGCAGCGGCGGCCACCGGCGTACAGGCAGAGGGCTTGCAAACACTGCTGGGCAAGATCAGCCCGACGCTCGCCGCGCTGCAGAAGCTGGACGATCAACAGGAGCTGCTGAACAAACATCGCGCCGCTGGCAACCTCGGAGAGGACGACTACAAAACTTTTTCGGCAGATATCGACACCGCGCGGCAGAAGGTCAAAGGTCTGGGCGACGAGACATCGAAGTTCAGCCTGAGCACCAAGGGCGCGCGCGAGAACGTGCTTCAGCTGGGCAATGCGCTGGCCGAGGGCAATTTCCGCGTAGCAGCGCACAACCTTCTGGAGATCGGGACAAGCGCTGGCACTTCAGCACTGCGGTTAGCCGCGATCCTTGCGCCCATTGCAGCAGTTGCCGCCGTGGTCGCTACCCTCGGCATTGCCTACTACAAAGGCAGCGAGGAGGCCGACAGCTACAACAAATCGCTTATTACCACCGGCAACGCAGCGGGGGTAAGCGCTGAACAGCTTGGAGCTCTGGCTCGGCAAGTCAGCGCAACGGTAGGCACAACAGGCGCTGCCGCCGAAGTACTCGCGACATTGGCAGCCAACGGCAAAATCGCGGGCGACAGCTTTGGGGCGATCACCCAAGCCGCAGTCGGCATGCAAGAGGCAACCGGAACCGCCGTCAGCGCCACCATTGCCGAGTTCGTGAAGCTCGCCGACGACCCTGTGAAGGCGTCTGCGGCACTGAACGAGCAATATCACTACCTCACTGCATCCGTTTACTCGCAGATCGCTGCGCTGGAAGAGCAGGGCGACCATGCCGCAGCGGTAAAGCTCGCGACTGAGCAGTACGCCGACGCAATTAATGAGCGTACTCCCAAGATTCTTGAAAACCTGAGTTTCTGGGAGCGCGGTTATCTGGCGGTGGTGAAAGCCGCTGACGGGTTGAAGAACTTGGGCCGCTCCGATATCGACACAGATATCGCAAATGCACAGCGGGATCTCGATCAGGCTCAAGCCGGCGATGTCGGCCTGTTCCAAAACAAGCAGGAGATGATCGAGTACTACACGGACAAGCTGACCTTCCTGAAGGACACGAAGGCTGCCAACGCTGACATCGCGAAATACGATGCCGAGCAGGCCAAGGCACAGCAAGACTCGATCAGTGCCATGGGCAAGATCGACACGCTGACGAAATCGTCGTGGACCAATGAGCAGAAACGCACTGAGGCGGTAAAGGAATACAAGAAGTGGCTGGATGACATTCGGAAGACTAACCCGAATGATGCGCGCCTCAATCAGACCGTTGTCGACCAGAACCTGTCGAACATCAACGATAAGTTCAAAGACCCAAAAGGCCCGGCCAATCAGCTGAACCTGACCGGTTTCAATGATGCGCAGAACAATCTCAAGTCGATTACCGGCTACTACCAGAACCTCGAAAAGGAACTCGATTCGGCGCAGAAGGCCGGCCTGGTTTCCGCTGAGTCCTACAGCAGCCAGCGCATCGCGATTGTTGAGCAGGAGAAGGGCGACCTCACCGCAGCATATGAGGCGGAAATCTCGGCGCTTGAGTCGGTCCGCGACAAGTCCTCCACCACCGCGCAGCAAAGGATTCAGCTGGATCAGAAAATCGCTGACGCCCGGACCAGTATGGTCAAGGCGCAGAAAGACGCTGACAGCCAACTGGAGGTTCTGGCCAACAACGAAAAAGGCCGGATCGACAAGCAGACTAGGTCAATCACCCAGTACGTGCAGGCGCTGGATCAGCAACAAAAGGCGCTTGAACTTGCCGGGCAGCGCGCGGTGCTGGGTGTTGGTCGTGGTGATCGGCAGAACGCGCTCGATGCTCAGCTGAACAGCCAGCAGGATCGGTTTGCGCAGCAGTCGCTGGACCTGGCGAATCAGAAGTCTGATCCGTCGCGCAACATGTCCGAAGAGGAGTTCGCCAAGAAGTCACAGGCTCTTGCCGACGCCAATAAGAAAGCAACCGAACAGATCCGGCAGAACTACGCGGACGTGCAGACCGCTCAGGGCGACTGGAGCAACGGCGCGACCGCCGCTTGGGAAAACTACCTTGACAGCGCCAAGGACGTTGCAGGGCAAACGAAGAGCCTGTTCGGCAACGCCTTCAGCTCCATGGAAGACGCCGTGACGAACTTCGCCCTGACCGGGAAGCTGTCGTTCTCAGATTTCACGAAGTCTGTGATTTCTGATCTGGCACGGATTGCGGCGCGAAAGGCCACGGCGGGCATCTTCAGCTCAGCCTTTGGATTGGTGTCATCCGCCGCTGGCTCGTATTTCGGCGGCAGTGGCACCGCAGGATCCTCCCAATCCGACTACACCGGATCGGACTTTCAGGATTATGTAGCTGGCCAGCGCGCTACCGGCGGTGATGTTGCGCCGAACTCGCTGTACCAGGTGAACGAACTGGGTCCTGAACTCTTCAGTCAAGGGGGAAAATCCTACCTTATGACCGGGGCGGACGGCGGTAGCGTCACTCCACTGGGCTCTGGTGCGGCCTCGGTTTCTGCTGGTGCCGGCGGATCTTCCCCGATTGCGGTCTCGATCCAAATCAGCGGCGACGGAAACTCTCAGGTGAGCAGCAACACCACTGGCATGGAGCAGTTCGGCGCCGAGATCGGGCGATTCGTCGAGGCTCGCTACAAGCAGTTGGAAGCGAAGTCGCTTGGCCCGCAAGGGAATATCCGTAAAGCCATCAATGGGAGGGCGTAATGGCTGACACATTCACCTGGCGCCCTGACAAGTCTGCACCTGGTACGTTTCAAGAGCGCGTGCGCTCCGCCCAGTTTGGTAACGGGTACAAGCAGCGCGCGGCGGACGGGATCAATAACGAAACCCAGTCATGGAACTTGACGTTTACCGGCGAGAAAGCACGGATCGCGGCGATCCTGGCATTTCTTCGCGCCCAGAAAGGATACAAGGCCTTCATTTGGGCTACGCCATTCGACGGCCCCCTCTACTTCACTTGTGACACCTTTGCCCCTACGGATCTTGGCGGCAAGGCGTGGTCGCTGACTGCCACGTTCGAACAGACCTACCAGGTGACCTGATGGCCGAGAGCATTTACGAAGACGTTCAGAAGCTTGAGGCAGGTCAGTACGTTGAACTGTTTGAATTGGACCTAAGCGCGATCGCGGGTGACATCTACTACTTCCACGGCTACACCAAGCTTGGCGGCATCACTTGGCAGGGCGTCGAGTACTCGCCCTGGCCGATCAAGGTCGACGGCATGGGCATGACCGGGGAAGGGCAGCAGAGCAACCCGACACTGGCCGTAGGCAACGTCACTGGATTCATTACTGCTCTGTGTGCGACGTACCAGGATCTGGTCGACGCGAAGGTTGTTCGCCACCGGACGCTGGGGCGTTACCTCGATGCCGTGAACTTCCCGGACGGAAACCCTGAGGCGAACCCGGACGAGCATTTCACGGACGACGTCTACACCATCGATCAGAAGCAAGCGGCGGACGCATCGAACGCCACCTTCGTTCTCAAGTCTCCGTTGATTGCGACTGATCGCAAGCTGCCGGGGCGCCAGATCGTTGCCAACTGCTGTCAGTGGCTGGTGATTGGCGGATACCGGGGCGCCTACTGCGGCTACACCGGTTCGGCCTACTTCACCGACAAGGACGTTCCGACCGATGATCCCGCCAAAGACATGTGCTCCGGCACGCTCCTTGGCTGCAAGCTGCGCTTCGGCGCGAACAACCCGCTCCGCTACGGCTCATACCCGAGCGCAGGGTACTGAGGTGTTGAATGAGGCTTTCGAAAGACACCGTCAAAGCGATCTATGACCACGCCAGGGCTTCGTTTCCCCAAGAGTGTTGCGGATTGATCATTCGGGCCGGTCGAGCGAACAAATATGTACCCGTCTCAAACTCCGCCGAGAAGCCGGAAGACGATTTCAAAATCAGCGCTGAATCATGGGCGCTTGCCGAAGACCAGGGCGAGATCGCTGCCATCGTCCATAGCCATCCCGGACAGTCTGCGCGGCTCAGCCATGCAGATCGAGTATCGATGGAAGGAACTGGGTTGCCATGGCTTATCGTTGAGGTCCGCGAAGGAGATCCGGTCAGCCATCTGGTACATGAGCCGAACGGCTATCAGGCGCCGTTGATAGGGCGCCCTTTCAGGCATGGGGTTCTCGACTGCTACTCACTGGTGCGCGATTACTACCAGCGCGAGCTGGGCATCGAGTTACCGGAATACGACCGCGAAGATGGATGGTGGAACGAAGGGAAGGACCTTTACACCGACAACTTCGAAGGTGCTGGGTTCGTCCAGGTCGGGCCGGCAAACCTGCATCAAGGCGATTTAATCCTGATGCAGGTTCGCTCGCCAGTCCCGAACCACGCAGGCATCTACCTTACGGATGGCATGCTCAAGACCGAGCCGGATCATCATCCGGTGCCGGGTTCGATCCTACATCACCTGTACGGCCGTGACTCAAAACGCGATGTGTACGGCGGGTATTGGGCCGAAGCAACACGCCTGATCCTCAGGCACAAAGACGCTAAACAGTGAGCGGCCTGCCCGTTTAGGAGCAATTATGGATGATTGGTTGAAAGGACGTTTTCCAGAAAGCCAAGGGCCTGATTGGCCTTTTGCCTCGCCTCATCAGCTGTCTTGCCGCTGCTCCGATGCCACAGATCCACAGTCCACCCTCGGGTTTTCTCAGTTGTTAGAACAACTGCGCCGATTTCAATCAGAAATGGATTACTCCCTTCTGGAAAAATGTCGCTATCCGTTGAGAAACCGAGAATCTCTCCCGCAAGCATCATCTGGGCGGCATAGTTTGCAAAACCACTGCGGTCCCGGTAAATCAAGCCAATATTGAAGTTCGAGTAATAAATGCCGTTGTCTTCCTCGTCGATCGATCCACATCGGAAGCTCTCAAAGCGGCATCCGGGTGCGTTCAGAGCCTCTACAGCAGACTTCAATTCAGCGTGTCGTAACAGTTCCGGAATCTCTGATGACCGACTTGGCTCCTTGGACAGCCAAATAACCGGATGAACATCATTCTCTGGGTCTACGGCATATGGGATGTTCTTTGACTCGGTGCTCAGCCTGATTTGAACCGCCTTCCACTTCATCGTGCCTTCCATGATCTGCTGGCTAAAGGCGCAACGCTACTACGGCGGGATCAAATCCAGTTACTGGCCTTTTGTCCACACTGGATGGGCAGACAGCCCGGTGCTACCCTCAGCCCTTTCTCAATGAGGGATCATCATGCGAATTTTGATAGGAGCGCTGGCATTTGCCCTGCTGGCGGGGTGCGTGTCCCCGACGATTAGCCAAATGCGAGACAAGGGCCCGGCAGCAACTTATACGTCGGCGAAGTCAGAAGGCGATTTGTCTAAATGCGTGCTCTTCGCCTGGCAGGACACCAGCCTTGCTGGGAGTGCGCCGGCGGTGAGCATTCAGCCTGGTAGGGATGGCGGGACTACAGTGACTACAGGAGGCAACGAGTATTTCGTTGACCTGAAAAGTGCCGGTTCACAAACCTCAGCTCGGTATTACGAGGTCGGCGACACATGGATATCAAGAAAGCTTCAGCCCGAGTTAAAGAGTTGCTTGTGAGAAGCTGACCAACAAACACAAACCCGCTACGGCGGGTTTTTTTACGGGTGGGGAAAATGGCTGAACGACTTCGGACCGTTAGGCTTTACGGAAAACTTGGCGCCAGATTCGGTCGCGTACACCACATCGCCGTCAGTTCAGCAGCAGAGGCTGTTCGCGCACTTGGCGTTCTACACAAAGGATTCAACGAATTCTTGTTAACGTCCAAAGATATGGGTCTGGATTTCGCAGTTTTCTATGGCCGCCGAAACCTCAGTCAAGGCGAACTGCGAGATCCTCCCAGCCACAACGACATCCGTATAGCTCCGGTAGTGCAAGGGAGCAAGAGCGGCGGAGGGCTGCAAACTGTAATCGGCGTCGTATTGATCGCTGTAGCAAGTTATTTCTCGGGTGGCTTGGCTGCAGGAGGTGCCACCTTATACGGCTCTGCGGCGGGGGCTGCGGCTTGGACGGTAGTGGGCGCGGTCGGCTTTTCTCTTGCCATCGGCGGCATTGCTCAGATGATCACGGGCACCCAAACAGGCATCGACAGCAGCGAAGCCGCGGACAACCAGCCGAGTTACAACTTCTCAGGCATCAAGAACACCGTCACCCAAGGCAACCCGGTACCGCTGTGCTACGGCGAGATGACCGTGGGTTCCGCCATGATTTCACTGGGCATCGTCGCCGAAGACGAACAGTAAGGGCTTTCCAATGACCGACACCATCGTTCGCGGCTCCAAAGGCAGCGAAAGCAGCCACACGCCTGTAGAAAGCCCGGACAGCCTGATCAACACCAGTTACGCGAACATTCTGGACGCCATCAGTGAGGGGCCGATCGTTGGCCTGGTCAACGGCGCTCGGTCCATTTATCTGGACGAGACACCGATTCAAGGCACCGATGGATCCATGAACTTCACCGGCGTGACCTGGGAACAGCGGTTCGGCGAGCACGATCAGGATTACATCACCGGTTTTCCGTCTGTAGAGACCGAACACGCGGTCGGCGTTGAGCTGAAAGCGTCGCAGCCATGGACCCAGAGCCTGAGCAACCTGCAGTTGTCTGGCGTTCGTCTGCGCCTTGGGGCGTCGGCCCTGTATCAGCAGAACAGCGACGGCGATACCACCGGTTTCACGGTGAACTATGTCGTTGAGCTTTCTACGGACGGCTCCGACTACGTGCCCATCATCACCACTGCGTTCAACGGTAAGACCACCACGGGTTATCAGCGCTCGCACCGCATCGATCTTCCGGCGGCTGAAGAAGGTTGGTCTATCCGGGTCCGCCGCACCACGCCTGACTACACCGATGCCAAAATCGGCGACACCACGACGGTAGTCAGCTACACCGAAGTCATCGACGCCAAGCTGCAATATCCCT